TAAAGAAATTTTGTGCAGTAATATCACCTGAAACTACAATAGTAGTTCCACCTACAGTTTGAGAAACAGTTGCTATTTCTTGTCCTGCTTTATTAGAAGCACCACTTCTACCTACAACTTTCATTGCATTTTTAATTTGGTATGGAAGTGTAATTGTAGTTTGGTTTGTACCTGAATTATATGCTTCAGTAATTTCTGTATTATCTAATTTTCTATCTAGATGAGTTAAATAAGTTTCACCTGTATCAGTAAGTGCAGGTGATACATTTATTTTTTCTAAATAAACACCATCACTTCTTTCATTAATTAAAAATAATTCATTCTCAATAAAATCAATATTTAAAATTTTATCAGTAGAAGCTGTTCCAAAAGTATACTTACTCCAAGCACTTTGTAATCTTCTTCTTTCACTTACGTAATATTGATAAATATAAAGAGCATTATCTTCGTCTGAACTTAATGCTACGATAATATTTTCATTAGTTGCAGAAGTAAGTTTAAAAACATTAGCAGGAATATACTTAGGAACATTCGCTGTAATATCGTCAGCTTTTTTTGTATCTGTGTCAGACGCAATGAAAAGTTCCCTAACGCCTGTGAAACTTCCTTTATTGAAGCCGAAGTAGACATTACTTCCTGCCCCAACTGGTTTAATAGTTTTGTCTGTTTCAAATTCTGTTGTGACATTGATTGATATATTCTCCGAAGTTAATGTTGCACCACCACTTAATACAAATTGTGTTTGGTCTGAAAACAAAAGTAATTCTTCATCAAAACTTATAGCGTGTCGAAGTATTGAAACTTTTGTATGTGTACTCGCAACATCTATAGGAGATGTATCAAGGACTTGTGTAATAGTTTCAGGAAAGAACTCATAGAACTCTCCACTTCTAGACATAATAACATTTTCATCTGCTAAAAAACCTAATCTATTTCTATGAAAGAAAATATCATTTAGTTTTCTTCCTATAAAAGTTGGGTCAGGTACACTATCTTCATCTCCACAAATTCTTGTTCCCCATGCAGGTACATCGTAAGACGTACCAGAAATAGTATAGCTACTTCCATCTACTTGTGTAAATCTAAAATTTCCATCAGCACTCCGAATTAAAATATGTGGCATTGTAGAATTGTCTAAAGTAGTTTTTGTATTAGGTGCTACTGTTTCTTGCCATAGATTATCTGCTTGAACAAATTTTACATAATAATCATCGAAACCACTATCTGCATCACCAGTCACCTGAACAACTTGATTATTAATTGCAGGTACAGGTAAATCAGAAAAGTTTTGAACTTTATCTTTAACTACTTGTGAAGCATCATTACCATAACCATCTGAAGCTGTGACTGTTAATGTTCCTGAAGATTTAACTACTGAAAAACTAGAGTTTCCAATATTTGAAACTGTAATACCTGATGGTGAGCCAATAGCTGACTTCAGGCCATTTCTTATATTTTCACTATTCGTATCTGATGAAGTAAATGAATAAGTCGTTCCATCAATTGTTATTGAATATTTAGTACTATTTACTCCCTGTAATACTGAGTAAACAGCTTGTTCTACTTTAGCAGGAGAAGTTGTACTTCCCATTGCTGTAGTCTTATTTTTATTAACTATAAAGGTAAAATCGGCAACAGTCATACAAACAAAGTCAGACTTTGGATTGCTACTGTTTAAATAATTCGTTGCGTTAGTTTGGTTTACAACTGTTTTAGAAACTCCATTAATATCATACACAGCAATACTGCCATTACTAACAACCACAATGTATCGTTCATTCAAATCCCTGTTAATTGTATGAATAAAAGCATTGCCTAAAGAACTACTTGATAGCTTTGCTACATATTCAGTTGGTGGTCTTTTTTTCAATCCCTCAACGACTGAAGAAAAACCATTTATTTGTTCACCTGCTTGTGAATTAAGTCTTAATACTTCTGGTTGTTGAGAAACCCCTTGTACTAAATTAGGAATGGTACGACTTACTAAAGCCATTAATGACCTCTTATAATTGTATAAGCCTGTTCTGGTGTATCAAATATAGAATAATCACCAGTATGACTTTCAGCTTGTTTTAAAATACTTAAAGATTTTGCTTCGTCTTCTTGTGAAAATTTATGAATTGTATTTGCACCTAAAGTTCTATCGTGAAATATTCTAGCACTTCTTATTGTAATATATCTTTTAGCTTGTTCAGGTATTTCATCAAAAGGTAATAAATATACTACAGTTGCATCTGTAAAATTTGTATCAAAAGTTTCTTCGTTCTTAGCAAGATTATAAAGTTCATTATTTCTTTGAACAATATCATAACTTACTTTTGAATATTTTCTTGGGTCTATTTCTACTCTAACAATATTAGTTGCTAGTGGAATTTTGTTATTAGTGTCTCTACTTAAAGTCACTTTATAATGTGTATTAAAATGCCAACCTTGTGATTGCACTTCTCTACTTACTTCAGATAAAACATTTTTAGCTATTGTTCCATCTACAGGTAAAGAACCACTTAATGAGTTCAATGGACTTTCACCAATTGTAGAAAGAATTGTATTAACAGCTTCTAATTCTGAAGTTCTTGTTTGTGTTGTCATATTATTTTAAACACAGGCGGAGATTGTCTGTGTTAACTCTCCGCCTATGATTGGTTAGTTATTATGCTTTCTTAATTGAAACACAAGATTCTGGTCTCAGAATATTGCTTCCCATTAACATTCTCGCGGTCATCAATGTCCCGATTCTACGAGCATCATAAGTTGACTCCATAACTAAATCTTTTCTCTTAATTGTACCGATAGCACTATTGTGCATTACAACAGCAAACGTATGAGTGAAATCACCATTGTAAGTGTTGTTAGTACCTGAGATTGCTGAAGATAAGTCTGTAGCAAATACTTCTTGTGCTGTGTTTGATTTTACAATCGGCACACCACCTATAGAAAGAACAGTTCCTTTACCGAAGTCACCATTGTCTCTAGAGAAGTCTCTGTTTACAAGTTTATCTACGTTAGCTAATTGGTAGTATTGGTCTGGTCTTACGATACAAACTCTACCCTCACTTGGTACATTATTTTCGTCAAGTTTTTGAATTGCTTCAAATACGCTGTCGATTAATGATGTAGCGTTAGTGTGGCAGTCTGCGTCTGTAATTTCAGAACCGACATTTCCACCAGTCACATTAGGTGTAGTAACTCTAGAAGCTAAGATTGCTAAAGATAATAAGTGTTTATCAACCTTGTTTGCAAGAGCCGACCCCATCTGACGTGAATATTCTGCACGTACATCGTAAGCTGATTTAAGTTCTTCAACTTCAGCTACGAATACGTCAGCTAATAACATATCGTCTAATGTGATTACTTTTTCGTTGTGTTTAATAGCTTGACCAGTAATTTCATTACCTGCTGTGTGATAACTTGCGTTCACAAAACCTGTAACAGGAAAAGCACTTGATTTAGCACCTTGTCCTAGCGTTCTAACAGTCGACATTCCTAACATTTGATTTTCTCTTATGAACTGAGTTAACACCTCATTAGAAAATACTTTTAGAAACAATGCGTCTGCTGTTCCTGCTGAGTTAACCTGACCAATGCTTGATATTGTTGCATTTGACATATTAATTTTCTCCTTAAATATGTTTGGTTAGTTTTTGTTTAACAAACTACTTTTCATAGTCAGAAGGTTATCAGTCGTGACTGGCAATCTTTTTTGAATTTGGTTAGCACCTCTCTTATGAGAGATGGTACTATTTATCTTTTCTATTAGTCATTATATTCCAAAAATCCTTTTCAGAAATTTTCTTAGGTTCACATTTACATTCATCACAAGTGCAAGTTCCATATTCATCTGCGTGTAAAGGCATCTGACAATGACAATCGTGATGACAAAGTTTACATTTAAGAGATTTTCGTACCAAGTTTCCAACTCCTAATAGCCCAATAGACAGGTGATAAATTTTTCTGTCCTTTGACTTTTTTAAGTGTAGCACCATGACGTGCCATAAAACTCTCTCTGTTTGATGTAGAGTTTCTCTTAATTTTCATATTAGGGTCGCCAAATCTTACAGTCTTTATATTACCTGTAGATTTATCTTTAACAAAAACCTTAAACTTTTTACTACCTGTATTATCTCTAATAATTTTGTTTAAAGGTTTATTTTCCTTGTCCGACATATTTTTTAAAAGTTTTTTTCTTATTCATCATTGCACTACTAGGTCGTCTACCAATGCTAGTCTTTTTAAATTTTGCTCTTGTCTCGTGTGTACTTTCGTTGAGAAGATTATTTTTCTTCTTAGCCATCTAGGCTTTCTTTGGAAAACCTTTTTTCATATTGTCGTAATTCTTTTTAGAAATTGTTGAGTCTTTCTTTTTTCTAGAAATACCGAGCTTTTTGCGTCTGTTGATGTTCCTGTAGAGTGACATTATTTTTTACCTCTTATGTTTTTGATTGTTGATAAGCCAAAACTTCCTGAATAGACGATTAAAACTGCGTACCAAAATTCTGTTGTGGCATTTGATAAAATTTCAAAACCTCTT